AAACTAATAACAACAATACTTATAATGTGGTCAATGAAAATGAAGTCAGAACAATTATAAGTATTAAATAAAAACAATACAAATTAATAACGAAAAGTTTTATAGTTATGGAAATTACAATTGAAAAAATAATTGGTTTTATTTCTGAGAAAAAGGAACAATTTAAACAATTCATAAAAATGAGTGAAATCAAATTAGAACAAATGAAGCTACAAGATGGTGTTACTGTTATTGAAGCTGACTTATTCGAAAGTGGTCAGCCTGTTTTTGTTGTTAATGGTGAGGATAAAATTCCAATTCCAGCTGGTGATTACATCTTAGAAGATGGGCGTTTGCTTGTGGTTTCACAAGAAGGTGTTATCGGAGAAATTAAAGATGCAAGTCAAGAAGAGGCAGTTGCTGAAGAGCAAGAAATGGAAAAGGAAACAGGCGCACCAGCACCAACTCCAACAGCGAAGAAAACTATCGAAAGTGTAGTTAAAGAAACGCATTTTTCTGCTGAAGATTATGAATCTTTGAAAGCTGAAAATATTTCTTTAAAAGAAGAAAATGAAAGATTGAAAGGAGAAAAATTTGAACTAAAAGAAGAGTTAGTACCAGCTTCACAACCAATCACTTTCAATCCTGAATCGAAAAAAGCTGAAGTGAAAGAAGTAAAACTAAATCATTCAGTAAAAAACAATGTAGAACAATTACTTTATAAATAAAAACAAATGGCAACAACAACAACAATGACAACCACATACGCTGGTGAAAAGGCTGGAACGTATATTTCAGCTGCTTTGTTATCTGCTCCAACATTAGGACAAAATGCAGTAACAATTAAACCAAATGTTAAATACAAACAAGTAGTAAAAACACTAGGTCTTTCTGATGATTTAGTAGCAAATGCTTCTTGTGATTTTGCATCAACATCAACTGTCACATTAGCTGAACGTATTTTACAACCTAAAGAGTTACAAGTAAACTTAGAGATTTGTAAAACTCCATATCAATCTGATTGGGATGCAATTTCAATGGGGTATTCAGCACATGATAAACTACCTCCTGATTTCCAAACTTATTTAATCGGTGAAGTAGTTAAAAAAATCGCTGCTAAAACCGAGGTTGATATTTGGACTGGAGCAAATGCAACTGCTGGTTCTTTCTCTGGATTCTCAACATTAGTTTCTTTAGATGCAGCTTTACCAGCAGCACAAGAAGTAGCTGGAACAACTGTAACCGCAGCAAACGTAGTTACTGAATTGCGTAAAATGATTACAGCTTTACCTTCACGTTTATACGGTTACGATGGTTTACAAATTTATGTTTCACAAAATATTTATTTAGCTTACTTACAGTCTTTAGGTGGTTTCGGTGCTTCAGGATTGGGTGCTAATGGTTACGATGCTAAAGGTTCAATGTGGTACGCTGGACAACCGTTATTTATTGATGGTATCGCTATCTTCATGACAATGGGTATGGCTGCTAATACTGCTATGTTAACTTACAAAGAAAACTTGTGGTTTGGGACAGGATTATTGAACGACCATAACGAAGTTAAATTGATTGATATGGCTGACATCGATGGTTCTCAAAATGTTCGTTTTATTATGCGTTACACAGCGGGTACTCAGTACGGTTTCGCTGGTGATATTGTAACATACGGTATTACGAACGCTGCTAACTAATATTAGCAACAAATTCATTAAGGGTGGTGCAATAAACACCGCCCTTTTTTATTAATTATAAAAATTAGAAATTATGGCTTGTGATATAGCAAACGGAAGAAAGGAGCAGTGTAAAGATTCGGTTAGTGGATTAGATGCTATTTACTTCATTAATTTTGGGGATTACAACCCTGAAGTAGATGTTACTTATGATGTAACAAATACAGATTTAATTACAGAGATTGCAAATGTTACATCTTTGTATAAGTACGAATTGAAAGGTAACAATAGTTTTATTCAAAACGTAACTTCGAGCCGTGAAAATGGTACTACTTACATTGAGCAAGTGTTAACTGCTGAGTTGAAAAAAATGGATATTTCAATGCACAAAACATTTAAGTTGCTTGCATACGGACGTCCTAACATTGTTGTTAAAACACGTACAAATCAGTATTTTTTAGCTGGTTTAGAGCGTGGAATGGATTTGACTACTGGTTCAGTTGATACTGGTACAGCTTTAGGAGATTTCAACGGGTATAAATTAACGTTTACAGGAATGGAAAACATACCTGCTAACTTCTTAGATTGTACATCTGATGCAACTTTGATAAGCGGAGTGTTTACAGCTGCTACTATTGTAACGGTTTAATATTTACTACTACAAACAGAAAAGCCCTTGAAATAAATCAAGGGCTTTTTCATGCTTAAAATCACTATTAAATCTATTATGCTGTTCCGAGCTTACCTAATGACTTACCACTTATGATAATTCAAATATACTTTTTTAATCCAATACAAACAAAACTAATTGTGATGAACGGTGAATTTTTAGTTTAAATGGAAAAAATACAAATAATTCGTTTCAAGTTATATTAATATGATAGTTTTAACGACATCGACAACAATGCAAGAGTTCAAAGTAACACCTCGTGGCGGGTTCTTTGACACACTTGTTATATTGGATGAGCTTGAAGGTGTAGAAACAACTATTCCAATTTTATCGAGTACAGAATTTGAATATTACTATACGATTCAAGCTGAATTTGAATTAAAAGAAAATAGATTTTACGTTTTAAAACTATACAGCGGTTCTAATTTGTTGTTTTATGATAAGATATACTGCACAGACCAAACGCCACAAGATTACAAAATATTAAAGGACGAATTTATAGAGCCTTCAACAGATAACGAATTTATTTTCTATGAGTAATAGTAACGTTCATGTTTTTAATTTAAGTGAGTACAAGTCTCCTGAAATTGTAGAAGACCGTTCTAAAGAATGGGTAACATACGGTAAAGACGACAAACACTATGATTATTTAATAGATAATTATAACTACTCAACAACTAATAAAACTTTAATTAACGCAATCAGTAAAATGATTTACGGTAAAGGTTTAGGAGTTATTAGAGCGAGTTTAAAGCCAATGGAATACGCTCAAATAATGTCTATCTTACCAAAGAAAGATGTTAAACAAGAATGTTTTGATTTTTACGGTTTTGGCGGTACAATGTTACAGATTCTTTATACTGAAGATAGAAAAAATGTAGCTAAAATATTGCATAGTCCAGTTAATTTGTGGCGACCAGCAAAATGTAACGAAAAAGGAGAAATAACAGATTATTTTTACTCAGATAACTGGAGTGATACTAAAAATTTCCCTCCTAAATCATACCCAGTTTTTGGAACTTCAAAGGGTAATATTGAGGTAATGTACGTACATTCATACGCCCCAAATATTAAGTATTTTGGAAGCATTTCTTATGGTGCTGGATTACCTTATTCTGTATTAGAGCGTGAAATTGCTGATTATCTTATTAATGACGTTCAAAATGGATTCTCAGGAACTAAAGTAGTTAACTTTAATAATGGTGTCCCTGATGAAGAACAAAGAGAGATTCAATCTAGACAAGTTCGTGAAAAATTAACAGGGTCAAAAGGTCAAAAGGTAATTATATCTTTTAATGATAATAAAGAAACTCAAACGGATGTTACTGACATTCCTTTAAACGATGCGCCAGAGCATTATCAGTATTTATCAGAGGAGTGTCAAAGAAAATTACTTTTAGCGCATAACGTAACAAGTCCTTTAATTTTCGGTATAGCTTCTACAAACGGATTTTCATCTAATGCAGATGAGTTAAAAAACAGCTATGTTCTTTTTGATAATATGGTTATTAGACCACTTCAACAAGAATTAATTGATGCGTATCAAACCATTTTGGCTTACAATGGTATTTCTTCAGAGTTATTCTTTAAAACACTACAACCATTAGAATTTACTGATTTAGAAAACGTAACAAATACAGAAGAGCAACAAAAAGAAACAGGTGTTCAGATGAGTTCGCAAAGTTGGATTGATAATTACGGCGAAGAACTTACAAGCGACTATGTTTTAATTGATGACCATGATGCAATTGATTTAAACGATGAAGATGTAAGTAGAATTAATTTATCTTTCATGGATAAGGTAATTAATTTCGTGAGTACTGGAATGGCAAACCCAAAAGCCAAAAGCGAACAGGATAAGCAAATTAAAGACGCTAAATTTATCACTCGTTATCGTTATACAGGAAAATTAACTGAAGATACACGACCATTCTGTAAAGCAATGTTAAGTGCAAATAAATTGTATCGAAAAGAAGATATAATGCGAATGAGCAATGACCCAACAGTTAACCCAGGTTGGGGTCCTGAAGGTGCTGATACATACGACATTTTTAAATTCAAAGGCGGTGGAAATTGTCACCATGTTTGGAGAAGGGAAGTATACGCTTCAATGGAAGGTAACGGAATAGACCCAACAAGTCCGAACGCACGACAATTAGCTACTTCAATAGCTGAAAAGCGAGGGTATAAAGTTCGTAATCCTTACCAAGTAAACGTACAACCTAAAAATTTACCACACGAGGGTTTTTTACCAACTAATAAACGTTTTCAATAATGGCTGAGGCGATTTTAATAAATAGAGACGATTTGGTTAAATTCACATCGTTAAATGGAATCACAGATACTGATAAATTCATTCAGTACGTTAAAATAGCACAAGATATTCATTTACAGAATATTTTAGGCACTAAATTACTGCGTGCAATTCAGGATAAAATAACTAATTCGACTTTAACAGGCGACTATTTAGCTTTAGTAAAGGATTATATCAAACCGATTCTAATTCATTACTCAATGGTAGAATATTTACCATTTGCACCTTATACCATTTCAAATAAAGGTGTTTATAAACATTCATCTGAAACATCTGAAACGGTTTCAAAGGATGAAGTTGACAGAATGGTATGGAAAGAAAGACAAACAGCACAGAATTACACTGAAAGATTCTTAGATTATATTTGTAATAACACTAGTAAATTTCCTGAATACAATGAAAACACAAATTCAGATGTTTATCCTAGTGGTAAAAACTATTTTGGAGGATGGCATCTATAAAAAAATACAACAAACCGCAAGAGGTTAAGAAGCAAAAACTTGTTATTTACCTTTCTAATTTAGAGAACAATGGCACTAGAGAAAAGAATAAGTGAATTAACGCCAAAAGGTGCTAACTTAGATAATACAGATTTATTTGAGGTATCTGTCGATGATGGTTTAGGCGGTTATGTTACTATGTATGTTACTGGTGCTGAAATATTAGCTTCATCACCTTCAGTGAATATCTACAATACAGACGGAACGCTCACAGGTGCTAGAACGGTTACAATGGCTGGTAATCGCTTAAATTTAAACGGCGGTCAGTTAAATATTGGCACTTCATCAAATTTAATATTCGATAGTAATTCTAATTTATACCTACAAAAAAGTGGGGGTTCAAATGGAATCGACATTTCGGCTGCTGGTGGCGGTGGAGGTGTCAAGGGGAATTGGATTTTCGGATGGAACGATGGAGAAATACAAGCAAGTGGAAACTTGGGAGGGGAGTCTATTCGTATGCTTTCAAGTGCAACTAATAATTATATTGGATATCGTGATGCTGGCTCAAGTATTTTGTGGTATGCTGGAAAGTTTGCAGACAACTACAAAATAAAACATTCAACTACTGAATATGTAGATATCAACAAGAATACCAATGTAGTAACTATTAGTCAGGGTGTTTTATTGAACACTCCATTAACGACTGCTCAAATTACAGCTATATCTTCGCCTGTTAAAGGTATGCAAGTATTCAATGGAGACAGAAACAGAATGGAAACTTATAACGGTACTTATTGGCAAGGCGAACCGATGTTATACACCGTTCAGGCTTTAACGTCTTCTCCAGTTGATGCACAAACTATTTATTTTGGTAATTTACCAAAAGCACCAACGACAACGGCTAATATTTCAAAGATTCATATTGAACAGTCAGGAGTAATAAGACGAGCAAATGTATATTGTTATTCAGGTACGGCTGGAACGGCTGAAAACTGGTCTTTGTATATCAGAGTGAACAATACAACAGACTACTTAATCGAGACAATCGGAGCGTCTGCAAGTGAGCGTATTTTTAATAACGAAAGTTTAAATATTCCAGTAGTTTCTGGAGATTATTTTGAAATAAAAGCAATAAATCCGACTTGGGTAACAAATCCACTTACGACAATTTTCGGAGGTAACGTAGTAATTGAATAACCATGATAAGAACAAAACAACCACAGGTTTTAGATGCCATGAATAGAATAACTTCTATTGTGTACATGGAAGCTAAGAATATGACTGAGAACGACGATAACGGAACAGTAACTTTTAGAACTGTTTTAAAGATAATCGTAAATAAAATTAAAACGATTCAAGTTGCTAAGACGTTGCAAAATGAATTGAATGAGGATTATATTGTATTTGAAAATGAAGAATGGGTATTCCCTGAATTTCACGAGTTTTTAGGACGTGATTCTGTTTACAAAATAACTACATTTGATTCGTTATTTAACTCGTTAACACGAGCGCAGTTTAAATCTCAAAAAGACAACTTAATGATTCAAGAGGTTAATACTGTAAATAATACTATTTGTAATCCAATCGAAAAGAATTGCAATTACTTTTGGTATTTAACTACGAATGATATGGAGGTTGTCACACAACAAGAATTAGACGAATTATTAGAACCTTATAAATTAGAGTTATAATGTTTAAGCTACCAAATACCCGTTTCAAGTTCATGTCCGTTATTGGGGGTGCGATAATTGGCGTATATTTGTGTGTGGTAATTTATGGAATAGTTCAAATTAATTATCAGTTTAATCATGGTAAAATACCGATTGAAGAGTTTGAGCGATTGAGTTCACAGAAAGAAACTAAATTGATTGAAATAGTAATGATAATTGTATTATTCTTTTTCCGTGGTCAAAGTAGTAAAATTGAAGAAACAAATAAAAAAGAAGAAGAATGAAAAATTTAGATGTGATTTTCGTATGGAATAACAACACTTATACGATGTTGTTTGAAGTTCCTACAAATGTAAACGAGCCAACGATTTTAAACTCGATTAAAAGCGCTCTGAATGTTTACAATGGTAATAATTATTTGGCGCTTATTGACTTCGTTAATAATGCAAATAATCCATATTCAAAAGGTATTCAACCGAATACTACAGTTGTACAAATTCAGAACGCAATTACTTCGGGTGTAACGATTATCGGAGGACGCGGGCGAAGAGGTTAAGCCATGAGAAAGGAGTTTAAGATATTTAGTGTAATGGTTGTATTCGTTTTTATTTTAAGCGTTGCATACAACTTGAATAAGCTTTTTAAATACGCTTTATTTAATTTAGAAACCAATGAAATGTTATTTGGGTTGTCTTATACTATTCCTTTAGTTGTGTGCGGTTACATGATTTGTAAACAAGCGCGCCACACACTCGAAAAAATAATCTGTAAATTCTTTCTTTGGATTGCTTTAACCTCCCTTTGTGATGAACTTATTTTCGACCCTTTTAAACCTCAGATTTGGGAACATTTCGCTGGGCTAATTATTATGTTAACACTAATCTATACAGATGCAAGAATTAAAAAAAATAGGGCTTGAAATAATAATATTCATTTCTGGAATGGCTGGGGCTTTTGTTTCTTTGAGAAAAGAAGAAAATTTAAGCGTTGGTAAAGTTTTGTTTCATTTAACAAGTGGGGGTTTAACAGCGAACTATCTTACCCCACTAATTGCGAGTGTTATAAATATCAATTCAAGTGCTTATTTATTTTGCGGTTTCGTTATTGGTTACATGGGTTACAAAGGTGCTGAAATGGCTGTGACGTTCTTGAAAAGTAAGTTTAAAAGATAAGTTACTTTTTAAAATAAATCTTTGATTCATAGAACACACAAGCGGTTATAAACCCAACAAAGAAATCGTTAAATAATTTAGGATAAAAAGGTTTTAGAATAACTACAATAACCATTACAATAATCATTAACGCAAAGCTTTTTAATATAATTTTTAAGTCTTTCATTTCTTCTCGTTTTGCTTTATCTGTATTTCGTAATTTTCCCAACTTTCACCACTTGGAGTATTTAAAAATCCACAAATAGGAACTAATTCAATACCTTTTGCGATAGCTGAAATAATAAATATTTTTAAAGCTTGTTGCTCCAATGAATTATCGTTATCATGGTGCTTAATTTTTATACAAGGTCTTCCGTCTTTGTCTAAATTTAGTTCTAATTCTGCTTCCATCTTAAATAGTTTTACGAATAGTGTATCTAATTGTAATTACGCCAACGACTGAACCGAATACAGTTGCGCCTAAATCCTTGTAATTGAATTGCCCGCCTTTGCTTTTGTCGTATAGTTCTTTACAAGTTCCAACGACTAAGCCTGTTCCTACCCCAATACTTATGTTTACAATTGGTTTCTGTTTGTTTGTAATCGCTGAACTTGTTGCGCCTAAAACATACCCCACGCCAAAATGCGCTACCTTGTCCACTTGCTGTGAAATCACATTGAATGAAATCAGCAAGAATAAAATTAATGTTTTCATTTTAATTTGTTTTTAATAATTTTTAGTACCACAATCCATACATTCATCTAATCCATCTTGTCGATTTACATTTAAATGTTTGCAATTATTCCCCCACAGTTTTAGAGATAAATCATAATTTTTTTTCATTTCATTAACTGCTTTTTTTGCGTATGTTAACGAATAAGAATGTTCTTTTTTGATTGTTCCATTTTTAAGTCCTTCGTGGTGCATTTTTGCTTCTTCAAGTTTAAACTCAAAATATTCAATTGACTCAGGCATTGATAAATCTATTTTGTTTGACATTGATTCCCAGTAGGCTTTTTTGCTGTCGTAGCTTTCTGCTTTCTTTTTTAACTCCATAGACTTATCCATTCTTTTATGATTTCTTTCAATCAATG